CCGCCGAACGCTTGTTCGATATGTTCGACCCGGGGGGAGTCACTCGAACGAAATTTTTTTTGGAAAATATTCTACAGGCACATCGTTCGCTTCTGCCCATCTAATACACTGCGCTATCTGTGCTCGATATTCTTCCGGTTTGTATTTGTATGGTCGAATGACATGCTGCTCAGTCATGACCACGATCCTGTCCGGCTTCGTTTCCTCCAGCTCCATGATGTCCGGAGCTGTACGAACGATGAAGATCCGATCAGAATACTCGGCCGCTGCCTCCAGCCATCCACGTCGAAGCGCTGCAGCCATTCGTCTGGCTCCTGCGTGCACCTCTTCCTTGTGCGGCACAGTGAGCCGGAAAGCGGATGCGATTGCGTCCATCTCGTAGCACAGGCCTCCGCCCAGATGTTTCTTGGTCCAGGTTGACTTACCGCTGCCTGGCATCCCGATCACCAGCGTCCTCATGGTGAGCTTCACCCCGTTCTTATATGCGGTCTCTACTGCCAGCGCTTTGCCGAGCTTGGTCAGCTTACCGGTGTACTTCTCATGCAGCCTGCCCTTGTGTGTGATCCGGTTGTTTACCGCAATCAGATTCCAGTCGCACATCTGATACTCTGGCCACTCTTCCCTCGGCAGGATATGATGTACTACGTCCGCCTCGATCTTGGATCCGTCTCGAAGCGCGACCTGATCGAGCCATCTATCCCGCCGCAGGATGTGCTCCCGCTTTTTTCTCCAGTCTTTTGAATCATAAAAAGCATCTCGTCTTTTTTCCATGGTCAAAACAAAAAAGGCACAGTGTCAACGCACAAGGGTCTCTAAGAAATTTGCAGCCTGCTCGGCTTGCGGGGAACACTAACATGGCGATCACGTACGGCAGCTGTGCCCACATCTTCAAACAAAAAGCGGCCAGCTGTTAACTGACCGCCCTACAGGAGGAAACTGTATGAAAATGAAAACTGTTACCTGCTATCCTACGCTATCATAATAGATCGGGAAGTTGTCCCGTGATTACGGTAGTTTAGATTAGCTTTGCCATCTCATAGATGAATCTCCTGCGCATCTCATAGTAAAGATCTTTGCCGCAGGGAATCCCGTGAGACTGCAGGTAGTAGAAAGGATAATCGTGACAGATGCCAAGTATCAGCCACTTGCTAAACGGCTCGCCCCCGATCTTGTAGGCCACGTGGTCGATCATGTCCTTCTTCCGTGAGATGGCTGCTCTCCGGATCGCAAGCTCAGCAGTCGGATCTGAGTCTCCGGAGGACTGTACTCTGTCCGCATCGTAGGCGATGCCCTTGCTGGTGTCCGTCATGGCCGCTAGCTCTGCCTCCCACTCTGGATACTGCTTGCAGTAGTGGATGACCGTGAGAAACGCTTCCTTCGGTACATGCCATTTATTTTTTTGGCTGAGCGGTCTGTATTCGCCCACCGGCAACCACCTCCTTTCGTAGCCTGCCCTTCTCGATGTAGAACCTGCCATCGTACAAGACTGTTATCTTCCGCTCATGCAGATGCAGGTCATCCCGCATAGGAAAGCCGTGTGAATATACTTGCATTTATTCTCCCTCCAATATCGCAAGGATCACCAGCGGAATCAGAACCGCAAAGCCGATGATAAAGATGCTCATGGGTTAGCCCTCTCCTTTCCACGGTTCTGGCAATGGCCGCCATGCAACGACGACCGTGTCATCATACTCGTCGTCATGCGGTACCCAAAAGTTTCTCATGCCCAGATAATTACAGCTTTAAAACAAGAACAATGCAGACGAACAATAGTAGGTATCAACGCCCTCGTGGTATAGCGTTACTAAATAGAAGTCTTCTTCTTTGGGAAGTTTCTCATTGCATGGTATCCAATGCGGTATCTCTGATGGTTCAACGCACTCTGATATGGTTTCAATCACCTTGTCTAAGTACGGCTTAAACAAGTCGGGCATCATGCTGTTTTCTCGCATCTCGACCAACTGCATTATTGCTCCATTTAACGTCATTTTTCTGCCCTTTCTTTTTCGTTCAGCGCATCTGCAATCCGTGATAGCTGATAATCAATGTTTTTCAGCTCTGTGGAATAATCATGTGTGTCCGAGGCTGAGATGAATATTGCTATTGCGATAATCGATCCCACAAATACTATTGCTGTTGTCATTCTTCCTGCCTTTCTGCATTGCCGCAAAACCAGTCATCTTTTGGCATCCAAGAATAATAAAAATCATCTTCGTTTTGGCAAGGGCATCGTTCAGTCGGAAAATCTAGCCACCCGTCTTCGTCGCTTGTTGGGCGATGCTTGCAGTCCTTGCACAGGATGATTTCTGTCTGTGCAGATAACTCACCTTCTCCGTGTGCCAATACTTCTGGCTGTGCGGATGGCAGATTAAATATCGCTCCCTCTGCCCTATCTAAAGCGTCCTGCCACGCCTCATTGTACTGACTGTATGTTTCTCTTTTGCCGGGTATCTTGTATCTATGCTCTTGACACAGCACATCGAGTGCATCAATCGCCGCCTGTCTGCTGATAAGGTCATCCATGCTTTTCCTCCTCCTGCTCTTCTGCCGGACTCGATTCGCTAATTCTTTTCAGCTTTTCTTTTATTTCTTCGTTTTCAACAAAGAAGTCTTTGACCCATTTTGGTGGTTCGCTTTCGAAGTGCTCGCAATCCTTTTCTCCACACTGGAAGCACATGCACTTGTATCCACGTTTGCACACATAGCTCATTTTATTCTTTCCGCCTTTCTGCCCAAGAGCAAAAGCTTCCGCTAAACCAAATACTTCCCCGATGAAATTGGCATGTATATCCGTCCTGATTGTCTTCTTTATCTGCCACCTCTGCATACTTGCAATCCTTACACCGTATGATTTCTGTCTGTGCGGATGGCAAAAGTGCATTGTAGCTGTCACTGTCATCAGCAAGCTTCTCTCTCAGTCCCATCTCATACATCTGCTTATCGTGGTTTTGCATCCATCCAGATTCTTGCAAATGCTCTATCGCTTGCTTGTCTGTAATTTCTGGCTGTGCAGATGGGTTTATTGCTTCACTTACGGGAAAGAAATCTATTAAGGCTACATCCTTTTCACCTTCATACCAATCATTATTCCATATGAAATAATTTTCTTCATCCATATCAACCATAAATAACTGGGTTGTTGTAATATCATCAATTTCAATTACCGCAATTATGTCTTCAATTGCGGTTATATGATCCCGTATGTATTTTCCAATTACACTATATGGGTCTTGTCCATAAGATACTTTAAGCATCGGTTCTCCTTTCTGCCGCACCGCAGAAGAAGTTATCTCCTGCCATAGCCGCCTCTTGAATATTGCACCAGTGATTATTACGGCAGTCCTTGCACCTGATGATGTCTGGCTGTGCGGATGGCACTTTATCCAAATCACACTTCACAGCTACAAGTGCCGTGTTAAACCCGTTTGAATGTTGCCACCTGCCAAAATCAGAGATTTCCGGGTCGTCCATAAATTGTATGAATTTGTCGTGGTATTTATGTTCATACGGATTCGTGCTGACTGTATTTTTTCGGCAAATATATTCGACAGATGTACGTGGCACCGCATCTTCGCACGGTTCTGAGGTAATCTCTATTTCATCAAGCCGCTTGGCGAGCAAACACCCGTCTTCCCCTTTGTTGAAAGAACATTCAGGGCAACTTACGCCCTTGCATATCTCAGTGTCAAACTTCATTCATTCTCACCAGCCTTTCTGTCATTTCACAAGCAAATCCCTTCCGCACATCGGGCAAAATAAAATGTCACATTCACTGTATCCACCTTTAAAACCGACACGAAGTTTCATAGTTCTCCCACGTCTGACAAGCCATGCATGCGAGTTCTTCTCGATCGGACGGACATATCCGTCAGAATCTTCGTGGCAATATTCACAGTCTGTTTGTTCTGGCTGTGCGGATGGCAATACTCTCAATACTTCCGCACTATCAATTCCACAGTTTGCATCACGCTTTATAACTGCATCAATTGCCTCTGCTCTGCTGATAGTATCTTTCATTCTTCCCGCCTTTCTGCTTCTCTGCGCTCCAACTCCTTTTTCGCCCATCTGCCAACTGCGTCAATCTTATCAATCTCAGATTGTGGAATAATTATGTTTGACAGAATCCAACCGACCAACATAGCAAATGCCAATGTCAAGACTCCCCATATTACTCCTGCGATGCTCATTCTTCCCGCCTTTCTGCTCTACTGCAAAAATCATTCGGAAATGGTCTGACTTCAGCAAACCTTACGCACTCAGATCCCTGTTTCCATTTGCAGTCCTTGCACAGGATGATTTCTGGCTGTGCGGATGGTAAAGCATTTACCGCATCTATGACTCTTTGCGTATTGCAAGAATTTCTTTCGATCGCATCAATCGCATCCTGTCTATCAATCAAGTCTCCCATAGCGCACCTTTCACCTTTCTTATGATTTCGTGACAAGTCTTTACAAGACTGTCTTCATACGGTTCTCTAACATAATTCCTGTCTATCTCTTCACATACCTTTTTCTCTCGTTCCATCGCCGCAAGAAATATCCTCTGCTCTTTATCAGTAAATGGTTCTGGCTGTGCGGATGGCAACTGCCCTAACGCTTTACATATTTCATCTGTATACAGAAACTCTGCGTGATTTGGTCTGTCTAAAATCGCCATAAGCGCATCAATCGCCGCCTGTCTGTCTATTAAATCACTCATCATTCGCCCTCCTGCTTTTGCTTTTGCTTCCGCTTGAACTGCGCGCATCTATTTCTATCATCCAAAAACCATCCATTCGGGCATGAGCATGAATCCCCGTCCAGATAAACACAATTTCGGCAAGTGCGCTCATAGTCTGATATTCTAATGATTAAATCGCTCATCATCCCACCTCACTATTGTCTCTTGCTTTTCGCCGGGTATGTAATTAGTAAAAGAGATGTGCGGAAACATTAACTTTTGTCCGCATCTATGGCAGTAAATATCATCATTCTTCACAGGCTTTTTGCAGTTTGGACATTTATACCTTGTGTCACGGCATCCCTTCCATCCCGTCCACAGCACACGCTTTGCTTTTTCCTTTTCAGGCTGTGCGGACAGAAGCCTAATCGCCTCAGATAACGCACGATAGTACGGTGCTTCATCTTCATCAAAGCAATTATATTCACTGCGGATCTCCGACAGTTTGCTGATAAGGTCATCCATTATAAATCCCCCATAGAACCAAATTCTCTGTAGTCTGGGCATAACTTTCTAGCCATAGTCTTTACTAAGCAAGTTCCATCTGGTAGTTGAAAGTCGCATTGGTTACATCGAAAAACCAAATCATCCTTAACGCTTTTGTCTCTGCAATATGTTTTTGTGAAAAGGTCAAGATGCTTGACCGCCTGTCGGCTTATTAAGTCTTGTCTTTCTTCCATATTTCCACCATCGCCCTTATGCTTGTTTTTGCAAGCTGTGCAAAATCATTGTCGCAGTTATCAAGCCATTCAAGATGTTTATTAATCCATGCAACGGAAATTGCTTCTTCTGGCTGTGCTGATGGCAGATTAAATATCGCTCCCTCTGCCCTATCTAAAGCGTCCTGCCACGCCTCATTGTACTGACTGTATGTTTCTCTTTTGCCGGGTATCTTGTATCTATGCTCTTGACACAGCACATCAAGTGCATCAATCGCCGCCTGTCTGCTGATTAGATCATCCATCCTGTTCACCTGCCCTATCGAATCAAGTAGCTTTTTCAACTGTTTTATGTATTCCGTCTTGTCCCATCCCTCGATTTCGCAGATTTCCAAATCAATCTGAACATCTTTGAGAATCCGAAGGATAGCCGTGTGTCTCGCTAAATCATTTAGTGCTTTCGCTGTCTTTTTGTCAGGTATTATTAAGCCACCATTCAATCGCTACATACTCCTTGACAAGTGCATGTTGATACTCGCCGCCAAAGCGTGATTTATTGTTGTTGATAAAGCGGCATCCCGCCGGTGCATTTGTGCATCCACCAACAACCCTCCAACCTTCAGGCACATGGTCAAGAACTGCCATGCCTCTTACCTCCTCCTGTTGCGCTGTGCTGCTTCGCATGTTCAATCTCCTTTTCTGTTGGGAATGTAAATGTTCTCTCATCCGCATCAAGTGCAGACATAAGCATCTCTAAAATATATGTGCATTGTTCGCGGTTTTTATACCTTGCCAGTTCGCCACCGGCTCCGTTTTTTGCCACTGCCTGAATGCCTGTCCCATTGCCAGTTACGTGAAACCTCGATATGTCTGCGAAGTTCCAGACCGCTTGCCTGTTTTGCGTGTAGATTGCTATCATGTACCGCTACCCCCATCAATCGCCGCCTGTCTGCTGATTAAGTCCATAACGCACCTTTTACCTTTCGTCTGATTTCATTGCAGACCCGCATAAGGCTGTCCTCATACGGTTCTCTAACACAATTCCTGTCTACCTCTTCACAGGCCTTTTCCTCCCGTCCCATTGCCGCAAGAAACATCCGCTGTTCTTTGTCCGTTAGTGGTTCTGGCTGTACGGACTGTCTTCCGAGTTCATACGCTTTATTCAACTGTGCCTGCTCTAATTCCTGCATCTTCTGTATCTCTGCTTCGGTGTATGGCTGTGCGGATGGCAGTTCAGACAACCAGTTAATAATCTGATATATTTTCATGCTCTCGTCAGAAATCATTCCGTGATATTCATCGTTCAGAGCATCAATCGCCGCCTGTCGGCTGATTAGATCCCCTGTTCTTTCATCTGTGCACTTCACAAACTTAACCGTTTTTCCGTGTTTCGTGTGGAATTCAATGCTGTTGGTTTTGTCAAAATCCACATCCTCTATAAGATCCCACTCTTCCTCTGTAAGAGGGTTGTTAAGTGTCAGCGTCATTTCATCCATTTTCTCACCCCTAGTTGCTCCGGATCACGAATGCCAAATACATCACCCCGACATAAATCAAGATCCTTAAGTCTGACTTTGCCAAAACGCAAATGCACATGACACAAAGCAATGCCAGTTCCACTATGGCTCTTACAATTTCAATCATCTTTATCCTCCCTGTTGGCCGCTGCCGGCTCCGGCTCTCCTGTTACCCGGATATATTTCTCGCTGGATCTTACCGCGCTGTATCCTTCATCGCTCAGCTGCTTAAGGATCTGCTTTGCCTCTTCTTTATCCTTGCACTTTATCCAGGCGCCTTTTCTGATTCCTTTCACGGTTTCTTCTCCTTGTTTCTGCATGGTGCTTCGCGTCATATCGCAGATGGCACGGAGCGCACATGGCCAGAAGATTCTCCGACCTCATGTCCTCCGGAATGTGGTTCAGATGTGCGACAGTAAGCGTGTTCTTGTGCGTGTCAAATGGATCTCCTGGTCTTCTGCACTGCTTTCCGCATTTCTGGCACTTCCATCCAGCTGCTTCTTTGACGGCCGCTGCAATCTGATTCCATTCCTTTGGATATCTCTTCTTATCCATCGGCATGGCTTATTCTTCCTCGCATCTCCCCATGATTATGAGCAGCTCCCGGATCATGGTATTTCAGCCCCTTCATAGATCAGCGGATTTCCTTCTGCATCGACCAACAGAGTAAAATTGCCTGCGTTGTAACTGCTCCATGAAACCGCATACATTACACCGGTTTCTTTGTCGTATACTATCTCCCAAATCGAAGTCTGTTCTACGATTGCAAAACGGCTCACCTTTTTCGCCTCTTCTACACGTTCTGTTTTGGCACATCCCGTCAGCATCAATGCCATCAGAGCAATTGCTATTATTCTTTTCATTCCTGCCATTCTCCCATAAATATCATCAGCTCCCGGATCAGGAGCATGCCGCCGTATGCCAGGAGCACGACAAATGCCGTTGGCACCAGCAGGATCAGCGCGATGATGAATTCCAGAATCTCTTTTGCCGTCTTCATGCTCGTTCAAACTCCCGGAAAAAGAACTTCCGGCCGACCCAGAAGTCACTCACGCCGGCCATGGCCCAGGCGTTGGCCTCGATAACATGCAGCTTCACGCGGTCAGCCTGCATCACTGTGACCTGGACGATCAGCGAGCTGTTTTTTCTTCTGAACCTTCCTCTTTCTCCTCTCATACGCTTCCTCCTCAAATGCTTTTGCCACGATCTTTCGCGCCAGCCCGAGGCCCTTTGCGATGTATTTCGCTGCCCCGTATTCCGCAGTCCTGTACTCCTGATATTTCTGCTCTTCTCTGAGCCTGATCAGTATCTTCCGCTCTACCTTTTTCATGATCATCCTCCCGGCGCCGCTGCCCTCCCGGCGCCTTATGGGAATAATGGTCTTAAGGGGAAACAGTTATCCATTTGTTTTGGGTGGCTGTGGGCAGAATATTAAGTTTTATTTGTTCCACCTCAGATTGAGGTCGAAACCTAATTCTTTTTGGATTATGTTCTGGTAGTCTTGCCATGTTGCATAATCCTCGAGGATGCATTCGGCCTTGAGTGTGAACCGATCCAGGAACTGCTGGATCCTCTTCCGGCCGAATCCGAATTCATCGTGAAGCGTGAGGACCGTCATGATGGTCATGGTATCCAGCACCATGTGTTTGATCTTTTCACTGGCCTCATTGATCTCCTCTGCAGTGATCCGGAGAGAGATCCCGGACCACGTCCTGACCTTCACTTCTTTTTCCAGGGCTTCGATGCCCTTTTCTTTGACGATCCGCAGAGCGTACTCCATGCCGTCGGTGCGGTACTGCTGCATCAGTTTTTCTTTTTGTCCCATTTTTCTTTCCCTTGATGATCCCCAGCCTCCGCAGGGCGTCGTTTCTTGACTTCGCACTATCCTCGTAAAAAAAATCAAAGTCCCACGGTTCTTTCAGCTTGTTGTTACAGCGTAAAGAAATAGTGACATTGCTGTATCCTTCAGCTTTTGCACACTCCGTGCAGGAGCTATAAAACTTTATAATTTCACCTTTTTTGTTGATTTTTGCAACAGGTTTTTTTCTCCATTTGCCCGCTGCCCTTGTGTAAAACTCGCTGTATGTTGTAAGTTCCAGATTTCGCAAATCATTATTGTACCGCTGTCCGTTTATATGAGTGACGATTTTTCCCTCTGGCACTGGTCCCCGAAACGCCTCCCACACAAGGCGCGAGATCACGAAGTGTTTTCTGCGGCCTTTGTCAAACAGATCCACTTTTGGCGCATGTCTATTATTCATGCCGATATCTATTTTTAGCGGCCGCGGAGGCTTGTCCGGGAAAACATGCCTGACGTTTCCCATGTCGCTCACCTCATAGATCCCCTCGAACTGTGGGACCGGTTTCCATGTCTCTGCCAAGATAGTTCCTCCCGATCAGCTTCACAAACTCTTCTCTTGTATGATCCTTTTCATATTCCCGCTGGCACGCCTCATGCAGTAGCTGTGCCTGGTGCGGGTTGAAGTGGACTGCATCCCGGCAGCCGGCAGCGTCTCCTGTATGATGATGCGGGCAGAGCCAGACAAAAAAGCCTTCCCGTTCTGAGATCTGGCGATTCGGTCCACCATACACATGATGCTTATGAAGCACTGGATGGATCCTATAGTCACCCGCTGCCTCGCACAGCCAGCATCCGCCATCGTGCCGCTGCAGGATGCTCTCCTTCATGACGTGACCTCTGTCTGCCTTTTATCCTGGATCTGCAGCTTCAGGCCTTCGCCCTGGCGCATGAGCTTGACCGTGTAGATCGTATCTATCTGGACCGTGATCCGCTTAATAAAGTTCTGCTGAATGAGGTCGATCGCTTCTATCAGCAGCTCTGCCACGGTTGGCCACTGTTCTCGCATCGTGGCGTTTATGCTGCGGATCATCTCTTCCTTCCTGCCTGTCTGGTCCTTCCACTCGATGGACTTCGGGCAGTTGCACTGCAGTGCTGCCAGATGGTTCAGCTCTTCCTGTGTGTAGTCATCCGGATCTCCGTCTACCTGTACCATCCGCGAATTTCCGCAGAATCGACAGAAGCCGATCGCTGTGTTGTCAGTCATTTACTTATCCCTCCATCTAAAAAAATCATCCGCCCGATAAAGCGTCACGTAATCGCCTTCCAGATCGTCTGTTTCGTAGTACTGACCCATTTCTCTATCCATCGCGCAGATCACCAGCAAATAAAAGTCCTGCTCATACTCCATGCAGGCTTCCTGGATCTCCTCCAGCGTCAGCCTGCCCCTTTTCTTTTGGATATGCAGCGTCCAGATGTTCTGCCGATCGTAGTCCGTCCAGACCTCAATTCCCTTTTTCATCGGCCAGCTCCTTGTAAAGCGGATGTGTGCCGGACAGGATCTGCGTCTCTTCCTGCGTCAGCACAAAGTCGTAATTTGACAGGGCTTCATATGCCGCAAACAGCCGATCCGCCGCCTCATCATCATAGACTTTGCGATAATCCACAGTGTCCTCCCCGGATACAGCTTCCATGATGGCAGCCAGACATCTGTGCTCAATTGGTCGAGCCTCTATCTTCTTGCGCAGCTCCTGGCGTTCTTCATTTGTCATCTTCCAGTAATCATTGCCTGCTTCTGCCCGCATTTCAGCAACCATGCTGCATTTCGCATCAGTCCGGAAGATAGATTCGATCAGCGTTTTCAGATTATCCTTGGCATAGCACTTTCTGCCCTGTTTTATGATCTCGTTGACAAACGCCCTTCTGTCTTTGCTCATCTGCTTGCAGTACTGCTGGATCTCAACGACAGCTTGTTCTCTGGGCGTCAGCTGTATCTCCTGCTTTTTCCCCGCTTTCTTATCCGTCTCTCTTATGATCTCCAGAGAATTCCATGAAATATATTGATAAAGCTGTTTTTCGCCGGCCGCTGCCTTCATCACCTTTTTCTTGTTTTCTTTGATGGCTTCCTGCTTCATGTTTCCATCAATGTCAAACCACGCTACCCTTTCAATCTTGTCCGTGTATCTCTGATCAAACAGCTTCTTCGGGCAAGGTTTTATATTTACCTTTAGTTCCTGCAGGATCTTTTCTGCTGCCTCCTGCCGGTTCTGATCTCTGACCGCATTTTCTGCGAGCCTCCGCATCTCTGCGGAGCTGTATGCGCTGTTCAGGATCTCGTTTCTCTTGTCTACGTTTTTTATCTTTTCCAGTGCAATTAGATCCGTCATCGTCAGCTGGAAATTCGGATCATTATATCTGCGCTCCAGGCTGTCCTCATCCAGCCGGGCGATCTCTATCCTATGTTTCACGGTCTGCTTTGACAGACCGGTCTTTTCTGCGATATCCGCCGGCGTATCTCCCAGATCCAGGCAAAGTTGGAAGCCATATGCCTGGTCAATAATCGACAAATCATTCCGCTGCATGTTCTCCAGTATCATGGTCTCGGCTACGGTCTTCTGGTCCATGTCCGTGATCTGGCACGGAACCGTCTGCAGGCCGGCCTTCTGCGCGGCCAGAAGCCTGCGGTTCCCGATTACCACCAGATAGCAGCCTTCCTGATCCGGGTCCGGGATCACGGTCAGATTCTGCATCACACCGTTCTTTTTTATGCTGTCTGCCAGCTCATCGATATCCGCGTACGTCCTGCGGACGTTCATCGGGTGATTCTTCAGCTTGGACAACTCTATTTCTTGTATCACTTGTTGGTCCTCCATCTAGTGTTTATGCGGTTTTCCCGCGTTTTCGTTTCTCGATTTCCTCCTTGATCCACCGGGAATAGCTGTGCTCTCCCGGCTCCGGCACCAGATTGCAGTCCTTCGATGCCTCATATACTTCCCTCCAAAGCTCCGCGCTCTTGATCTTCTGGCCGTTCGCGCCGATAAATCCGCTCTCTGCCCACTTATCGAGATTTCTGTCGATCATGTCCAGCACATAGCTGTTGCGGGTAAATAAATGCACCTCGCATCTAGTGTTTATGCGGTTCAGCGCCTCTTTTGCTGCCGTCAGCGTGACCTCGTTATATGTCCCCTTCATGATTCCGAAGCCTTCCCTGGTGTAGGGCGTCTCTCGGATGATGCATTCCAGGACATATCCGTATGATTTTTCTGACGATCGAGGGAAAACTGAGTCCGTATCAATGTAAATGTTTACGATCATCCCTTTATTCCCTCCTGCGGAGCAGTGTGTATTGCCTGTATGGGTACCCGGTCACCGGGTTTATGCCTTCTGTGTATGTGTCTTTATCCAAATAAAAGTTTTCTGGGATACGGACCCGGCCGAAGCTCCTGCTTTTCACGATCGTTTCTTTCGGGGCTGGAATCGGCAAATTCCTTGACGTGGAATAGCTGGATTCTTTCAGCCGGGTGTCCGTTTGTGGTGTCTTGGTTATGTATTCAGCCAGCTCCCGGAATTCCCCTTTGTCATAAAGGAGCTGGTGGACGATCTTTCCCTTCTTCCAGTATTTCCGGAGAATGACGTCCAGATCCGGGATCCGGTTGATTACGATATGTGCGTGCCAGGCTCCCCTGGTACCGCATTCGATGTTCATGATCCATTTGAAAGGCTGGTCTCTACTTCTATACTCTTTTCGCAGCTTCCGGATCATGGTCCGCAAATCGCGCTTTGCTTCCTCCATGTTGGCCGGCCGCTGCCCTCGCTCATATGTAACCGTCACAAAGTAATCGTTTATATCGAAGTGTGCCCGGAGCTTTCTGCGGCACCTCTTCTCCTTGTTTCTCTGGTTCTGCTTCTCGATCTGCTCCGGAGTGGGTTTCTTTTTTGGCAGCCTTTTCTGCCCTGGTGCTCCGTATTTCGCGGAGTGATACTCCTCCACCTCGATCGCGTTCGGAAAGCGATATCTCCGTCTTCTAAACATGCTCTTGATGGTCCTATCTTTAATATCTTTAGCAAGCCGTCCAGGCGGTTGCTTTTCCCGCCTGAAACCTTGATTTCTCAATAGTTTCGTGATACTATTGAGATGAGCTTTTTGTTGGTCCTTAAAGCCCGGGCTGAGTCCTCACGGATTCAGCCTTTTTTCTTTGCCTTCTCGTCCTGGTACTCATCCTCGATCCGATATAATGCGGATTCGACCAGCATGGCGATCACTCGCTCTGCGCCGTATTCGCCGGTTCCTCTGTCCCGCAGGAGCATATACCAGGCCTGCAGTGCTCTCCGTAGATCGTTGTAAATTTCGGAATCCGATCCGGATACCTGCAGCTGTTCTTTGTTCACGCTGATCATGATAGGTACTCTCCTCTCAGCTTCTCCCTCAGTCGCTCCTGGTCCTGCAGATACTGCTCGATATCGGCCGGATCTGTCTCATATCTATCCATGGCTTCCTGATTTATCTCCAGCACTCCTGTCAGATGCCGAATCGCCTTCAGCCCTACCAGCGTGATCAGCGTCATGAGCGCCTCCCCCGTCTCCGGATCCTCATCATGCATCTGCTCCAGCATCGCGCCTCCGAGGACTTTCATCAGCTCGGATGGTGTCGTTTCAATCTTTCTTTCCATGTCTCTCCTTTTTGTTGGCGTACAGCACCAGTGCCATCCAGGCAAAGGTCAGCTGCCAATAAATGATGTAAACAGCCTCATGCTGCAGCAGATCCGCTGACCAAAAGAATCCGAATACGAATGGCAGCACTACGGACAGGATCACCAGAGTGTCGTGCAAATCAGAAAAAGCGAAGCGCGGAGCCTTCTTTGCGGAGCGATTTCCCTCTTTCCGTCTCTCCGGCTCCCTTTTCACTTCCTCCATGTCATCCAGGTAAATCACCTTTTCTGCGTTTTCATCTGGGATGATTTCCATCAGCCCATCCCCAAAAGTTAACCCCTTCGCTTTGATCATTGGTCCTTCTCCTTTTATGCAAGTGCTCTTAAAATATCCCGGATCATGGCTGCACCGCTGTCCGCTGCCACGTTTACCTTCCTGCTTCCTCCGTTTATAAACCGGCATTCAGCAGTTTCTGTTTCCTCGTTGTACACGATTGCATACAGATCGTGATACTGCCTGGTGCTGCTGAGCAGTGTTGCCAACATCCTGCAGATCATTTGCTTGTTCTCTTCCATCATCTTCCCTCACTTCAGCAGCCGGATCTTTTTTTCATCCGGCAGCCGCTGCACATTGACCAGCAGGATCAGGCTCCTCATTGGTATCAGATCCGGATCTTTTTTCCACCGATACAGGGTCTGCTCCGGGATCCCGGTCACTCTGGCCAGCTCATTTATATTTACTTTGCGGAGCTTGTCCCCGAAGAGGATCTCCGAGTTTCTTTTCCTGCGCTCCACTGCAGGGTCTTTTGTGGTCCTTGCCATCTGTGCACCTCATGTAATCTATCTGATTACTTTTTAGGTAAAAAAAATATCTACCAGCGGCACGTCAAAATAGTTTGCCAATTTAACCTTCATGTCATCCACAGGGATCCGATCACCGCTTTCATACTGCGAGATGCACATTGGCGTAACTCCAACAGCTTCAGCCACTTCACTCTGGGTTCTCGGCCCGCGAAGTTTCTTCAGTCTCTCGCCTACGACCGTTCTTTCTGTCAAAACAGCGCCCATCTGGGTCCTCCTTTCATTGCTGGTATGTAATCACACCGATTACTTTACTATCATAAACATTTCGTTTATAATTGTCAATAGGAAATAATCATTTTGTTTACAGCATTTATGGAGGCTCTTATGGAAAAGTTTAAAAATAGGATCCGGGAGCTCCGCGAGTATCATAATTATACTCAAGCGCAGCTCGCTGATATGATGGGTGTTAATAAGCAGACCATATCTCAGTATGAACGAGGCGTTCGTGAACCACAGTTTCGAATCTTGTTACCCCGATAATTTAAAGAAACCCTGCAATATCAAGGAATCGCTAAAAAGCGTTGGTATTGCAGGGTTTTCTTTATTCTCATGTATGGGGATAAATTCTCAAATATGAGAGAAAAACCCCATATTCGTGTGAACATGTTCACATGAATGTTCACACGAAATTCGATCACATTAACCCAAAACAAAAAAGCCCCTGAGCCTTTATAGCCCAGGGGTATTTTTTCAGCACTTTTTCAGCTTAATTTTAATTTCTGTCAGAGGTTTCCAGAAGATCCCTGCCGTGTGATCACCGTCCTTCGCCTCCCAGTTGGTATCGTGTACCGCTGCCAGGTGGATGCCCTGATCATATGGCTTTACGCTATAGACTGCTTCATAGTAGGACCCTCCGGTCTTGGATGGATCCGTCTCATAGTAGATCTGGATCGCATCGATGCTGTGAATGTCATCGCCGGCATAGCCGTTGTTTCGATCATTCCAGTTGTTTCCGGTCACCTTCGGCAGCCATCTCCCGCCGCAGTGCACACGATACTGCACCTCTCCGGATGTCACTCCGATCTTGATCCCGAGGATGCTGTCATTCGCAAATCCTGCCGGAGCGCCATTGCCCACGTCGGCCAGGATCCCATGGTTTCTCGTCTTTATGCCATAGGTGATCAGCGGAACCGCTGTTTTCGCCGGCTGGACCGTTGTCTCCCTGGTGGCCGATGCTCCTCCGAAGCGGAGGACGCAGTTCCATGGATAATTGTAGTATCCGAAGAAACCGATTTCTCTGCCAGTCTGATCTCCCGGTTTTCCTCCGGATACTCCTCCCTTCTCATTGATAGATGCCTGCACCAGCTTCCCGGCGCTGATCGCCATGGCTGTATGGTTCACATCGTTGAGCAGCACATCTCCTCTTTTCAATCCGGAGCCTGTCGTGAGATCGATGCTGGCCGTCACATCCCTAAAGCCATTCGCCAGGAACACACGCCGCATGTTCCCGGTATAGGTTGCTCCGGCCGTCTTTACTTTCACGCCGGCCAGCTCCCAGGCTGTAATCACCATCGAGCTGCAGTCAAAATCACCATGTTCTCCCCACCGGTATCTCTGATCGTACCCGTGGCTGTTGTCATTTGTGATATTTTCCATCCACTCCACAGCTTTATCTACCACGGTCTGCTGAGTGGATACCTTTATGGAGGTTTTTGTCTCGGCCGCTGCCGGCGTGTTCCAGAGCTTCTTGTAAAAGAAGGACAGATCTATCCCTTTGGCGAAGCCTGGGATGATTCCGGTCGAAGTGTACTGCCATGCTTCATACTCCGCGTTGATCTGTGGAGCAATTGAGCTGTATCTGGCGATCCAGATCGGATACTTTGTGTATCCCTTCATGAAACTGTTGAAATAGGATTCATACGTATACACGCCTACTCGATGGCCGGCCTGCTGAATGATCGGGCAGAATACATCGGCCATGGCCGTGGCCTGCCTGCCATATGCAGCTTCTTCCAGATCATAGTAGATTGTCCATGGCTTATGGTCTTTTATCAACCGGAGAACATGCTGCGCTTCAGATCTGGCCATGTCCGGCGTATACGCATAGCTGTACAGATAAACCGCATAGGGGATCCCGTACCTTTCGCAGGCGGCCACATTTGCCGCCCACTGAGTATCATCCTGCCTCGCCTCATCGTTTCCATATCCGCACCGGAGGATTATCGCGTGAAATGTTCCCTTCTTGAATTCCGCTGCCACCGTAGGCCAGTCCGCGGATCCCTGTGCATAGCTGATATCCGGGACAATGTATTTTGCCATTTTACGCCTCCACTTCCGGCAGGCCTGCCAAGCTGGTCACATAGCTGTATAGAGCTGCGAAGGCTGCAGTCAGTGCGATAGTCTTCAGATCCTGGAAGGACATGATCGTGCCCACGGTCCAGGAAGCCAGTGCCACCTGGGCTGCGGTTTTGATTGCGCGGACCGTCGCTTTTGCCCACCAGTCAAGATTGCAGATAGTTCTTTTGATGATGTCCATATTATTCTCCTTCCTCTGGCATTGCCAGGAGCTTTGTATATAGCTCTGTCGCTACATCGTTGCCACCGAGTTTGTGATACGCAGAATAAACTTTTCTTATGCTCTCTTTCGCGTAGATCGGGCAGAATCCTTTGTCTGAGTATTTATTAAAATTATCGACAATGGATTCCCGCAGAAGTGACTGGACCCCTTCGGCCATGGCAGCCTCCTGCTGATGCTTCTCACTTTCGGTTTTCTCCTTTTTGTTGAGCGAATGATTGATTCGCCAGGTGCAGATGATCAGGATGATCTGGATGCCGAATCCGACGATCTGCGGCAATGCTTCGAGAAATGTTTCCATCCACTGGACCTCCTTTTTAAATTAAAAGGGCACCCATCTGGGCGCCCTTGGTTTCAAATGATATATTTGCGATGATTTGCTTTAACGTCCTCCTGGGCGATTTTCGCATATATCATCGTTGTTTCTAGTTTGCTGTGTCCCAGGAGCTGCTGGATCTCAGTAACATCCATCCCCCGCTGCAAAGCATGTGTTGCTGTCGTGTGCCGTAAAATGTGTGGAACCAGTTTATACGGCAACTGTGCTCGCTCTCCGATCTTCTGGATCATCGCCTCCACACCTCGGTTTGTGTATGGGTTGTTCGGTTTACGCCGGCCGACAAAAAGGTATTCGCTTTCATCCTCTCTGCCCAGCAGATACTTTTTCAGGCTATGCTCGCATTTCGCGCTCATATAGCTGGTCCGGTGCTTCGCGCCTTTTCCGAACAGTTTTACCTCATGGGTGGCGAAGCTGATATCTGATTTTTTCAGGATCACCAGCTCACCCACTCTGCAGCCGGTCGAATACATAAAATCGATCATGGCCAGCTCTGTCCGATCCTCGCAGGCATCCCGGACCCGCTCCAGCTCTTCATCTGTGAGGAAGGTTCTTTCCTTCTTTTCTCCTTTGATCGGCCGGATCTGACGCGCAGGGTTTTTGCTGACCAGCTCCTCATCCACGGCCCACTCGAAGAAGGTCCGAAGTGCGAACTAAATCTGCGAGTCAACCCATGCGGCAACCCGGTTCCCCCATAGACTAAAGTCTTTATAATGAAGTTTGTCCGTCCGCAAATACTTGCTCCAGTTCCACTGTGTAATCCCGCTAAGTGTCAGCGAGTCATACACAGCCGCCCCCCATTTGGTCATCATAGTTGCGATAGCGTCATTGTATGGCTTCTGGAACTCGATATTGGCGGCAAATGTTTCCCCTTGATCCATTCTGGGCGGCGGGAGAACGACCAACGGCACAATGTCTGGATTGCTATCATAGATGGCATCCATACCAATATTAATTGTTCCGCATAACGTCATCGAATCCGTGCTGTCCGTTGCTCCGATGGTGGCCGCATTTCCTGCATCGTTTGTTCCGAATCCCAGTAATAGCACGTCATACCCAAAGAAATCGAAGTTAGTGGCAATGTTGTAAAAACCAAACATCGAAAAATTCCACTGTGAAACAGGGTTGTTCGTGCCTCTATCCGTATATCTTGCCCCCGGACAAGCTAATGACCATATATCCAGAGGAATTCTCTGCTTGATACGATAACAGCATGAGTCCTGCCCTTTTCCAAAGTTTGTACTGTATTCAGGCTGAATCGGTACAAGGTCTGTTGCGATATCGCCAGTAAATTCATTTGCTTTAGATGCGTATGGTGCCCACAACGAATCTCCAAGCATGAGGCATTTTTTAGATGCTATGTCTGTAAGATGTTCCTGCATCCCACAGTAAAACCATTTTGTTGCTCTGCCGTCATTTGAGCCAGAGGCTTGCAGGACGCTTCTTTTCCATTGATTATTGGGGTTTGCAATAGCATACGCTGTCCATGTTGCCAGTTTGAGGTCGTTTGCATAATTCCGCTGTACTATCAGAACGGAATCCAAGGTTTTCAGTGGATACTCCTGTTCAGCTACCCCAAGAAAAGCATAAACAGAACTGTTGTCAACGTATGTATTGGCAGGGATATAGTAAATGCCTGATTCAAATTGCGGTACGTATGTGACGGAAGATGGAAAGATACTTGAATAATTGGCAATGCTACCCTTCCAATGTTCTGTAGTCCCATCACCGGCCGTTCCAATGCTTTCCTCGATTTCCTGCAGTTTCGTAATGAGGTTTTTAGTTGTGCCATCACCCATTACAACCGACCTTGCAAGTGTAACGGGGGAGAGTCCTATGTCTTTTATTCGTAGTTTTTTCGTTGCCATTTATACCACCCCATCCCTAATCACGATGCTTTTAAGAACATGTTGAAACGCAGAGGCACTTTTATTAAACGCATTAAAATATATGTTTTTATTGCTTGGTATTGATACATTTTTATCTAGGACTTTTGTCCCGTTAAAATACACCCCACCACCGCCAGACGTTGAATATTGGATTTTTATCGTGCATTCCGTATTGTTATACGGCCTCATGTCGAACGTTGAATTAGTGCCACCATACGCCAAATAGCCGTAGTCCCTAGGGTTGAACATCTGAAGTGCCTGTCCTTGGTTTGAACTTGAACCGTCATGCAGATTGCCGTATTTTGCGTCTACAAACGTTAAGGCATTTGCTGTTGACAAATCAGCGCTGCCCATCCTTGGTTCAAACACTATTTCCATTGTCCAATCATCTGCAAACCAATCGTCTGCGTTGTCAATTAGCATGTAATTACTTTTCGCAATTAATACCCCGTCTGCTTCAACGGTCGGGGCGGTTTTGAAGGTCACATCTGCACCGCCAACAGTTTGCGTTGTGCTTGTGGTGCAGTCCGTTCCCGTAAACCTATACCGCACACCTTCTTCCGGCAAACCAGAAGCAGTTACGGCACAAGATGCCGTCAACGCTGTTGTGCTTGTTGTAGCTGTGATTGTTGCCGAACCATTTCCCACAGCCGTAACCGTTGCTGTTAATCCGTCCCCTGTTACTGTGGCAACAGTTTCGTCACTGCTTGCCCATGATACAGTTTCTTCTGCATCACTTGGGATTAAGTTTGCTGTAATGGTCTGGGAACCTACCTCCGAAAACGACATTGTATTTGCGCTCAAAGTGATGTCAGTAGCTATAACAGTTCCGTCATCCCATATATAAATATCGTTTTCATTATACGAGGCAATGTCAAAAATCGTCCCGTACTCGCCACCGTCTGTCCAAGCAGAACCGTTATAATAGTACCAGTGCGCATATTCATACCCTGTCTCAGACCCCACATACAGATAAATAGTATCCGTATCCACCATCCCAGAGGCTAGCGCAACAGGCACAGGCTGACCGCTTGCTACGTTCGCTATTTGGTCAGAGAGCGAAGTAAGGGCATCTGTCACGGTCTCGCCTGACACAGTGCTCTCATTGGTGATATCGTCGGAAGTGCCGCCTCCGCCCTGCTGATCCTGCCAGCTCCAACCGCCTGCGCCGTTGGCTGTTGGCACCTGTCCGGCAGTTGCTCCAGCCGTGCTGATGCCAGTCTGTGATGCTGACTCTGCAGCCTCTTCTGCCCGATCAGCTTCGGCTTCAGCCTGTGCGACCGCTGCCTGTGCTCTGGTCATCAGATCCCTGGCTGTCTCTGCGTCCCCGTCTGTAGTTCCTTCCGGGTGTGCTGCCGGCTCCACGTACATGACAAAATTTGCCGACCCGATGATGGTCGTTCCCTGCGTCAGGATCAGCTCCGCCTGGACGGCACCAGCTTCCTGCGTCATGGTCGCAGTAGTTTCGACCGAAGCAGTGTTGCCAGAGAGTTCGCACGCTTGCGTGAATCCAAGCGTTGACGGTTTTGTCCCCTTGATCGTTACGGTCGTTCCGGAGGCAATCGTCAGCACGTCCTGCCCGTCCATGATCGTAAAGGCCAGCGGTCTCCCCACATCTCCCTGTGAGACCTTGACCACCTGGGAGATGCCCCATCCTGGCCGGATGTTGATGGTATAGTTCTGCGGATTCAATTTTTACCCCCTTTGCTTTTTCAGCCATAGTATTTGAGCCGTTGGTGTCGTAGTGACCGAGCTTCCTGATATGTTTCTGACAAGTGTTGAAACGACCGTCTGGCTATCAAGTCGGAAATGATACGGCAGACATACAGCCGAACCAGAATAGAAGCCAACTATTCCAATCGGCACATATCCATCAAGCGCAATATTTGCGCTGAAATCCATCGGGCTGTTTGCCGGTATCGACTTAGCCCCAAAAGTAACTTCTGTGCGCACAAGCAGTGTTTTTAAGCTGTCGCTATTAGAGTCGGCAGTGTTTGATACTCCCATAATGGTATCCGACAGCCCCGATCTGACAGATGCGATCGTGATTTCGTCATATCTTCCTGCCAGGACATTGAAAACCGTTTTTACCACCTTTGCCTTTACGCTAATATTCAGCGGCGAATACGCCACTTCCACCGTATCGCAAAGGCCTACTCGTTCAAGAGCTGCATATTGCTTATACTCCTCTGTCTGCCAGAGCGGCACAAACTCCACATCCACACTGATTGCAGGACCGCCATCATGCGCGGCCAACCAGCTTGCCGCAAAGCTATTGAGCTGTGCGACTGTTGGCGTGTTTTCGAAATCGCTTGACGCATCGAGAGCGATATCACGCTCAAAACCATATTCGTGTTCGATGCTTTGCCTGTTGCCTTGCACATACGTGTCATCCGACCCTTTGTAGAAAGCGATCGCGCCGGTATATACTCCGCTCATGTCTACGGTGTATTTCAAACCGGTCAGATTCTTTGTATATGCAATTTTTACATCATTATCGGCGCCCCTGGCAGAAAGCAGGTTCACCGTCCATTGGCTCCATTTGTATTCCCCGCCGAACCTGTCCAGGATACTTCCTTCCATGCCTCCAAGAACAGATCGCAACGGTGTCGGGTTGTCAATGCTAAAGCGGTTCGTGCCTTCTGTTTCGATATCGCTTTCAAAAGTAAAAGGATTTGATGGTGACAGAAGTGCGCCCTCTGCCACCGTTGCCCACATAACCGCAGGACTAACCGCTGTTCCTGCGGTCTGCCCGGCGAAGATGTAGTTAAGATCATAAGATATATGCTCAGCTGATATCACTAAGTTCCCGCCCAAGTCGAAATCAATTTCCTTTATGCGGAAAGGCTCGCCCACTTCCGCGTTTTCATAAGGTGCGGCCATAATCAACCGCCCGTATGTAATTTCCTCGACGAACTGCCCAGATCTGGGGTACTCCAACTCAAGAGTAAACTGTCCGTTGCGCTCTTCTGTCACTGTACAGCTTATGCAGTCGGGAAGGGCGCATATGCCCATATCCGTAAATTCTGTTGTATTTGCTTCATACAGCCTAGGTATCACAGTTTCCACCACCTCGGATATACTTCGATCAAGCCAAGCCCAGACCATCCATAAAATGTGTCCATAGTCGCGTTCAACAGTTCGGAAAATACAACGGTTTTATCCTCGCCGATGTAGGGGAACAGCGTGCCCTGTTCGATTATGGATAAATCGTCCTCCAACTTAAACGGGAGTTTCTGCCCATCTGCGGACAACAGATATTGCAAATCACAATCCATTACCTGTAGCGTAATGTTTTTCTGTGCCTCGGACTGGCTCACCCTAGAATGCCGCCCTTCAACGCCGTCGGTGTAGTCGGTAAACATGGCCTCGATCTGGTTCATGTAAAACTTAATAAGCGGGACTGCAACATATCCTGTCGGGTTTATGATGTTCCATGTTTTCCCGATTGTTCCGTCGATCCTAAACGGTGCACCGCCATATGTGGTGGTGGTTTTGATTTTGCAGTGCAGTTTTGTATCCACACCTTCGTCATAGTCCCACCCGACGAAATAAAGCCTCCAGTAAGTCGCGCCTGTGCGCTCTGTCTGCTGGAAAGTCACCGTCTGGCCATTTGCAACGGTCTTTTGTTCCGTATAAATTGCCGAGCCTTCCGCTCCGCCAGACGCGTCATCAAAAACGCGCCAGATGATGGTTAAGGGTTTGATATAAGACAGCGTCAGCGTGATGCTTTCGCCAGTTTTATATGGAATGTACGAAGTGCTAAGACCTGACGTGGTGTTGCCGCGAACCAAGGGCAAAAACTGCGTTGGTAAATCTCCGCTCTTCAGAAAACGCTGTGGTTTACAGCTGAACGTCAGGTCAAATCTCGCCGAATTATTCAGCGCTCCCACTGTCTCCGGATCGAACGCCCCGACGAAGGTTCCCATCCTGTATTCATCCGGATGGTATGTGTCCTCAATTCGCTGATATCCTCGTTTCGCCATAAGAGCGGACCGAAAGTCAGTGATCCGGTCTTTAAACTTTCTGGCGATGTATGCAGGATATGTTACTTCGATATTTTTGTATCTGCCATTGTCCACGATCAGCTCGCCATTTCTGCCTGGCACTTCGTATCGTGTTACATCTCTCTCCGGGGCGGCATATGTACCACCTCCGGAGATTCCGATTAAGTAGTCTGCGGTGTTGATCCCGCCATAAATCAATTGACTCATGCCCATACCGCTTTCTTTCTGTTAATAGCATTATTGATTTTTCTGCTTACCGCATCCGCGATCTCATTGACGTCCTGACCGGGTGCCGCGTTTACAACGATATTAAAGCCGCCGTATTCGTAAGAATTCCCAGCGCCTCCCGATGCAAGAGCAGCCGCCAAGCCGTTCTGTTCCGGCAGGAAGACTGCAGCGTTTGCGATGCTTCGCGATGCATCCATGACGGCCCTTCTGCCGCTCAGCATGGATTTTGCAAACTGCAGAGCCATCTCAGCGCCCCACTTATCATCGCCATGCAGAGGTCCTTCGTCTGGCGTGGAGTGGTGCAAATTGCTTGCCGCTGCCGACGCGAGAGATGCTGCTGCACTTTGTACATTTCCGATCTGTGACCGAATGCCGGACGCAAAGCCGCTGCCCAGGTGAGAGCCGCTGTTATAGTAGGCTGCATACAGGCCCGACACCGTGCCGATGCCACTCCTTGCTGCAGATGCCAGGGACGCAGCTGCACCGGTTACAGATCCGATGCCGCTCCGAATACCAGTAGCAACTCCGATCGGAATCCTGCTCGCTGCAGATCTGGCATTTCCCGCGACCGTGTTCAGTTTTCCTGTGATCTGACCAGCTGCCGTGCTGACCGCGTTCGTCGCATTGCTGACATTTCCTTCTCCAGCCTGCATTTCGCTTGCCACGGCCTTGGATACCGATCCCGCAGCTGCTCCGGCCTCGCTGCTTTCCGCCTCAATGTTTCCGGCAAGTCCGGAAATTGCCGAAGATCCGCCTTCCGACAGTTCTGTCAACTGCTGCACGAGGTTCTGTTTCGCACTTTCCGCAGATCCGAAGTTTTCCAGAATGGCTGTCAGAGATCCGTCATCTGCTGCAGCTGCATCGACCAGCGTCTGAAGGTATCCGGCTCCGTCCATGCCCATAGCAGCGATGCTTTGGAGGATGGCAGCCATGCTTCCTGTGGTATCCTGCTCCGCCAGCTGCATAGCCGTGGAGAGGTTTGCGCTGTAATTTGTATATGCTTCTGTCTGACTTGCCAGATTGGCTGCCATCTGCTGAGCAGTAAGATCCGAGGAGATCTTCAGCTCGTCAAAAAGTCCCACCTGCGAGCTGATGCTGTTGTACATAGACTCGTAGGCTTTCGCCCACGCTTCTGCCGCCTGGTCTGCTGCCGTTGCTTCCGCTGTGCCGGTCTCGGTCGCTTCGCCGCCGAGCACGTCCAGAGCCGCCGCTGCCTCTTCGGATGATACGGCCACCTGATCAGATGCCGCCGCTTCTTCCTGCTGTGCCTGCGTCAATTCCTGGTTGACGGATGTCAATTCAGTATATCGGTTTCCAAGGTCTGTCATTGTCTTCGACAGACTTTCCTCGGCACCCTTCAGCCTGTTGATGTCATCGGTCCGGGCCTGCAGGTCTCCGCCATAGTCCGCAGCAGTTCTCTTTTCTGCCCGGGCGCGCTCTTCCTTGGCTTTCGCGAGCTTCTCTTCTGCTTCAGCATATGCTTCAGTGATTTCGATCAGCTCTTCTTTGTTTTTCTCGATCTTGTACTGCCGCAAGGAGGCGTCGATGTTCGACAGGATCGCCTGGCTATTTGCATCCAGGTTTCCAGTGTTCTTGTCGATCTGCAAATTCAGATCCGGCATCACGCCGTTCAGCTTGATCACCGCATCACGGAGTTCATCCTTTTCTGCTGCAGACAGTTCTTCTTTCGCCGCCAGCTCCAGCACTCGGGCCGCGAGTGTTTCCGCGTCTGCGATTGCTGTCGCATTTGCCGTGTGCTGCTCGTCAAGAGCTTTCCAACTCTTTTCAGCCTCTGCAGCTGCTCCTTGCGCAGAATCCTGGTATGCCTTGTATAGACCGATTCCAACAGTGACTGCTGTTGTGATCAGTCCGACACCTGTTGCGATGCTGCCGAAATTGGTCACCAGCAAATTTGCCCAGGTTCCGGACGTGCCGGCAAGCTCTACAAACTTTCCGATGCCGGTCACCGCTCCGCCGACTGCCTCGGTCACTTTTCCGACCGCAGTAGTGACCGGGCCGGCCGCTGCCGCAAACAGTCCCATGCGGATGATTGCATTTCGCTGGGAATCATCCATCGCGTTGAGCTTATCGACCGCTCCCTGGATCGCAGTAACGCCTTTACGGACATACGGCACCAGGAGATCCCCAAAGGAGATACCAAGCTCCTGCACCTGGCTTTTCAGGATGGTCAGCTGGCCGGACAGATTGTCCTGCATGACTTCGGCCATCTCTTCCGCAGTTCCTGCCGATTTATCGACTGCCTTTGTCAGCTTATCGACATCCTTATCAGCTCCGTTGATGATGGCCAGCCATCCGGCCATGGCATTTTTACCAAAGATCGCGCCGGCCGCTGCAGCCTGCTCAGCTTCATCCAGTCCGCCGAGCTTCTTTCGGAGTATATCCGTAATCTCGCGCATGGACTTCATGGATCCGTCTGCGTTCGTGACCTCGATCCCATATTTATCCATCGCGGCCTGCATCTGCTTGGTCGGTTTGACCAGGTTGGTCATACCAGTCCGGAGAGCCGTACCTGCAGACGATGCTTTGATACCCGCGTTCGCCATCAGTCCGATCGCGATGGCTGTGTCTTCCATGGTAAAGCCCAGAGCACCGGCAACAGGTGCCGCGTACTTAAAGGTCTCGCCCATCATCTCGACGTTTGTGTTCGCGTTAGATGATGCCGCCGCCATGATGTCAGCCAGCCGGCCGGAATCCTCTGCGGACCGTCCGAAGGCCGTCAGCGCATCCGTTACGATATCGGATGTGGTCGCAAGATCAGCGCCGGAAGCCGCTGCCAGATTCATGATGCCCTCGACACCGGAGAGCATGTCCTCGGTCTTCCATCCGGCCATGGCCATATAGTTCATGGCGTCGGCAGCTTCAGATGCCGAGAATTTGGTCTGCGCTCCCATCTCTCTGGCTTTGTTCCGGAGAGCGTCAAAGTCCGATCCGGAAGCTCCGGAAACAGCCGCGACCTTAGACATGGATGTGTCGAAGTCCGCTGCGGTTTTGACCGCTGCCGTCCCCAGGCCGATGATCGGCAATGTGATCGCCTTGGTCATGGTCTGCCCGGCAGAGCTGATCTTCTTTCCTGCAGAGCTGATTTTTTCGCCGGCATCCTGCATGGCTTTGCCCGCGATCTGCAGCTGGTTCGGAAGGTTTTTCAGCTCACCGTTTAGCCGGTTCAGTTCCGTCTGGGCGTTGGCCAGTGCCTGACGCCACTTCATGGTCTCGGTGGCATCTTCGCCCTTTGCCTCGGACGACCGCTTGGTCATGGCCTCCAGCTCGGCAACCTTGGCTTTTTGTGCATCGATCTGCTGATTCAAAAGCCGCTGTTTTTGCGCTGACTTCTCCATCTCGGAGGTCTGCGCGTCAAAGCTGGATTCCAGCTTTTTCATTTCAGCATCGTATGCTTTTGTGGTTGCTATTAAGTTTTGGATTTGCTGTCGATACTGGGCTTCGCCCTCGACCTTTATCACTGGTCCGATTTCTACCGGCATATCCTCACCTCAAATTAATGACTTCATCAAAGTCAGCTTTTTTCTTCTTTTGATCCGCGCCATTATAAATCGAGAGGCAGGAGATCAGGTCCATAAACTCTCCGTATATGGTGGTCAAAGTCTCCTGCCTGCTTAGTCCGATCTGATATCCGTAAAACAGATACCATGCCTTATTTAGTTCGATTTTTTGGCGCTTGCCGCGTTTTTTCTCTTTGGCGGCGCTTCCTCCACGGTCCGCTCAGATCCAGCGCTGAATGCCGCATTTACTTCGGCATCCAGCTCAGCAAATTCCACAGCCGGAAGAACCAGCAGCTCATCCGGCCGGAGAACCTTCTGCTTGTATGCCGGGTCTTTTACGGCCTCGGCATATTCATACCCTCTGGAGCACGCCACGGCCATGATCACGATCGCTCTCGGATAGCTGTTGTTAACAGCCTCCTGAAAGTTCGTGTATCCGGCCTTCTTGCATTCTTTGTCCAGCTCGCACCGGGCAAAAACATTGTAAATAAATTTGTATTCTGTTCCGTTGATTAGCATTCCCCGCACCCCTTTGTTTTACGCGCCCAGCTTTCCGGTCATGGCCGTATAAGCCGCTGCCTCAGTGGCGTACTCTTTGCCGACATACTTCCAGGTCTGAGTCGCATCATCACCACGCATGATGGTCGCGGTCAGCTCCTGCGTCTGCCAGTCGATCTCTTCCTCCTGAGTAGCAGCCTCGTTGCTGATCTGACTGAAAACGCACTTTGCAAGAACATACGGGACATAGTGAGTCACACCATCCTCCATATATCTCGCGATGAAGCCGATGCCCACATACGGGATCTGCTGGGTATTGTCATATGCCATAAAGTCATCAGATCCTGCAGTGGGCAGGCCCATGATCAGCTTCTCAGCTGCCGTCTTCAGGCCGTCAACTGTCAGAGTGACAGTGCCACCGGTAAAGGAGCCGGATGCGGATTCCGCCGCAACATTATCAGCATAAAAGATATTGTCCTCGGATGTCCCCGGCTCGATAGAGACATCAACGCCTCTGGCAAGATCCTGCCCGCTTGCATATGTGATTGTGCCGCCAGTTGCAGAATAAGCTGCTACATACGGCTTGGAAAAACCTGTACAAACTCTTCCGTTTGCCATGATCTTTATCCTCCCATGGATTTCTTAATTTGTTCTTCGAGTTCATTTTTGATCGCCTGCTCTGCGGCGCTCCGCGCACCTGATACCGCTCTCCGGATGACCGGCTGTTTACGCTGGAAGGACGTGCCCGATTCGAGCCGCCTTGCCAGCGTTGCCACAGTGACGTCACCATGCCGAGCGTTTCCAAAACCGACTTTGGTCTGGATTGCTGTTCCGCTCTTCCGCATCTTGGCGATACCAAAAGACGCGATCAGCGCAGCCTTTTCGTCCGGTTTCGGTCCGGGCTGGATCTGGCCTTTGCGATAAAAGTGATCGTTTGCCGTCTGGACTCCATTAAGTCCGGCAGAGATCCGGTCAGCAACAACGCCTGCGCCTTCATAGATTGCGCGCTTGATATGCTCATCGGCATTTCCGTGCAGATCTTCCAGCTTCGCGACGTACTGATCTAATCCCCTAAATTTCCATCTGGCCATGATTGTAAAACCCGGAACAGCCACTCATAGTGGATGTATCCGGTCTCCTCCTCATACTGTACAGAGTTGAGTGACCATCCGATCCGGGCACCGTTCAGCGCTACCGGGATTGCGTTCAGCATCGGATCATCTTCATTCTTTGTGAACCAGTCGATCGTCCCCTGGATGGTCTGTCCCGGCTTATAGTTATCCGCCACCAGATCACCGGACTCAGAATCCTCGGCCCAGACGCCATAGGGCTGCGATGTATCGACAGCCTCATAGTGTCCAAAGTTGCCCAGGGCGGCGAGAGTATCGCGCACCGTCTCAAGAGATGACATCATAGCTCTCACCGTTCCTTTCCAGACTGAGCCTTGTGATCTGCAAACCATTTTCGTCGAGCGCGTGTTGCGCCATCCGGACGGTATACTGCAGGCCCGATTCCAGGATCACGACAGCCTCGACCGGAACCGGTTCCCATCCGGGGACCGCGATCACGGCCTCGAGCTGCTGGTGTGCCTGTAGTGCCGTGTAATATCGATTGACGCCGAGCGTCTGAAAGCCGAAGTAATGCTGTCCGATCTTTACCAGACCTTTCTTCGGCTTCTTTCCGTTCTCGGCCGTGTTCGTGACCTTGTACACGTTTGCAATTCCGGAATCAAAGGTCATCCTTTCCCACCTGCCTTTATCTTCTGCGATACTAAGATGTTGTTCATCATCCAGCGCAGGAACCGAGGCATGGAAGTTTCGGATGCCGCCCGCTTCCGGAAAAGGTAGGCCGCATAGCTGACCACGATGGCATCATAATCTGCCGACCCATCAGCCTGGATGCCCTCCCGCTCGATGGCTGCCTTCGCCGCATCGATCAGATGCAGGAGCAGCACATCATTGGCGGAAGTCATCAGCTGCAGATCAGCCTTTACCAGTACCAGTGTCTGCTGATCTGTCATAGGTCAGCTCCTCTCAGGCGTTTGCAGTGTCAGCCGCAAATGTCATGGTCGCATTCGGAGTGGTTCCGCCGATGCCGATCGCCACGAACGCCTCCGGGATGACCGGAGTGCCGTCATAGCGTGCAGTGCCCTTGAATACGGTCTGATCCTCGACAAAACGATAATGCTCGGACTGTGACAGGCGAGTGGTGGATCTCTCAGCCAGCAGATACAGTTCGAAGTAACCGCCGATGATGACGTTATCCGGGATGAACTCAAGGACCTCGATATCTCCGCCAATGACCGGCATGGAGCCATTGACACCGGAAACGATCGCACCTGCAGCATTGACTGCAAGGCCTTCAGCGATCAGCTTCGTGCGGGTGGTCTCGTTCATGACCCATGTCTTAGCACCTCGAGCATATTTGCCCTTGGCAGCGCCGGAAGCAGTCACGATGTTCTGGAACAGCTTAAGGCCGGTGCTGTTTGCAGCAGAGATGCTGATCACGTTGGAAGTGTGCAGATCTGCCCATGTTCTCGCAGTGGCCGGATAGTCTGCCGGAGCCTCGGTCTGTACCAGTCTGGCCATAACGCCGAGAGGCATCTTGGTACCAGTGCCGTAAAGGATAGCCTTGTCCAGTGCGAGGCCGATGCCCTGTGCCAGAGCCTGCAGCAGTTCGGACGCCAGATCGATATCTGCATCCTCGATCAGAGCGTTGCAGACCGCGAAATAAGCGCCGACCTTGTTGCAGTCAACCTCGACATCGTTGAAGCCGAGGGATGCCTCGTTCAGTTTCGCGCAGCACTCTGTCCATACGGCCTCCGGGACAGTGCCCATGATGACCATGCGGCCCTCTCCGCCGATCCGGCGCACGTTGGTGTGACGGTACAGTTTGGAGTAATTGATCACGTTTTCGCGGAGCAGTCCAAGGAAAACGTCCGGGATCAGCAGTCCGGCATTGGTAAGTGCTCTCTTTTCAGAGATGCAGGTCCGGACTGTGCCGAGGAACTTCTGCACATCCTCGCGGGTGACCATTTCGCTAGTTACTCCAAATTTAGTTCTGGTTTCCATCTGCGGAACCTCCTTCTTTCTCTCCTCCGGTTTCTTTGGAGTGGTATCCTGCTGGCGCTCTTCCTCGGCCAGCTCATCCTCAAGCTCACGGATCTCCTTGTCGAGATCTCCCTCTGCTGCAGCGTTGGCCTCTTTGTCAGCTGTAAAGGCTTCCACTTCTTCCTCTACGGCCCGCTGCTCTTCCTCGCTTTCAGCCTCTTCGATAGCTGCCTCCAGCTCGGCTTCTCTCTTTTCAAGCTCTGCGGTCTTTGTACGGATCGCATCGAGCTCTTTCTTTTTTGCGTCGATCTTCTTGCGAAGCATCAGTGCTTTAAGAGCCATGTTCTTCGTCTCCTTTCAAAGTCTTTTTCATCTTTGCGCGCCATAGTTCGACCTGCCTTTTTACCAGGTCATCGCGCTCCGCGCTTCTGGCGGAAATATTTGTCTCTTCGTAGGCCGGGAATGTGCATACAGACACCTCCCACAGGTCCACCTCCTTGATCGTCCAGTGCACGCTTCCGTCCTCTCGGATGTCGGTATCCTCGGAGCGGATGTCGAAGCCGATCGAGCACTGCGACACATCCCCACGGAGGACTCGCGCTCTTGCGTTCATCGCGTCGGTATCGTTCGGATTGATAACGATGCGACCCCACAGCCCGCGATTGTCTTCCCGCAGTTCTAGAGTGTGTGCAGCTGTCCGACCGAGCACCAGCGTCGTGTCGTGGTTGATCAAAGCTCGGACGTCCCCACTAATAGAGTTAGAAAAAGCGCCTGGAGCAATCGACTCGCTCATGCCCGGCGCGATTTCGTAATTTGAATTGAAGACTGCAAAATAGCCTTCGATAACTATGTCCTCTCCGTCCTCCCGGGTCTGAAATTCAGCCGGTACGGATCGCAGCTGTCTGATTTTTCTCTCATCCATTTTCTTGCTCCTTTCCTGGGCACTTTTTGGCGCTCTCAAGCTGCCTGTATTTGTTGACCAGATCGCAGTAGTAAGCATGCGCGCATGGCAGCTCACTCACTTTGCACATGATTTTTCCTCTTTTGTCTCCGGGCTTCCGGTATGCCTTTTTGCAAATCAGCATGCTCGGCATATCACTCCTCCTGGACCAGTTTTTTCTGCAGGCCGCTCATGTCATAAGGCAAATAGTTCTCCAGGATTTTGTATTCCTTCAAACCGGCCGGATTCATGTGCATCCGATCTCTCCATTCATCTCCATTCACAAATCCGCGGTCAGATCCTGCCAGCAGGACGTCGGAAACGGTCCGGAGATCGTAGTCCATCAGACTCCAGATGTTCAGAGTCAGGTACCACTTCGGATTGATGATCAGCTTCTTTGTCAGCTCCGCAGCGATGGACTTCGCCATGGTCATGATCTTGGTCTGCACGAATGTGTTCCATTCGTTCCGGTTGTATTCGCCTATTCCTACGACAAACGCCGGCACGCCGAACATTGCCGCGATCATGCGCTTGTTCAGCGTCATGGAATCATTGATGGCCAGATCCGCAAGCGTGAGCGGCTTCACCTGCTGGATATCAAACTGCTCTGCAGGGATCAGCCACGGTTCTCCCTTCTGAGCTGGCTTCATATAGCTATCGATCAATACCTGCCTGCCCTCCGGCGTAGAAAATTCATCCGCCATGGCGTCAACTTTCACGATGATGCTCGGTTTGTACTCGGACTTCATAAAGGCTTCTTCTGTAGCCCGCCCCTGGATCAGGTTGTCCAGGACATCCTTCAGCGCCACGTTGACACCTTTGCCCTTCCAGAGGAACGTCTGATCCGGGTTGTACACAAAATGCAGAAGATTCTTCGGATCCTTCGGCACTCCGTCGATCAGCACCTTGTAGTCGCGGTATCCGATCGGCTGGAAACTCACCCTGCCGGCGCTGATCGGCTCCAGGCTCTGGAAGTAGCCGCTCCATGTATGCGGCATGACGATCGCATTGCCATGGCCATACAGGAGCATGTTCATTACGATGCCCTCCATCCAGGTGTTTCTGGTCATGTTGGGCATCGGGTTGATATCGATCAGCCTGGACAGCTCATTCGTGATCCGGACATCGCCTTCTTCGGTATTGCTCATTAAATGGATGGTCGCGCTTCCGATCAGCTCCGCAATCTTTCGAGCGCAGGCCACTACCTCCGGGATCTGCGACAGCGGAGTGTATCCGGAGCGGCAGATCTCGTCAAAAAAGGAGCCATCGGCAAAAACCAGGCTCCCGGAATTTCTCTTTTTCATTGGCACTTTTTCGCGTGCCCTTCTTCGTCTCTTGCTCATTCGCTCACTCCTCTATCCCGAACCACTTTTTAGTCTTGTTCCGGCGATCACCTGCTTCCAGGCATCGGATGCAGGCAAAAACAGAAGCATCGAAAAGATCTATCCGCTGCTTCGGGTTTGTTTTTTCGTATTGGATCGCATCGTCCGTTTTTTCAATAGCACGGACGTTTGAAACACAATATTCGTAGGCTTCCGAATGCATATAGTAGAGCTTCCCGTTTTTCACTGCATTCTCTATATGCCGGAATCCCCTGGACTTTAAGAAATAAAGCTGCGGCTGGTCCACGATGGCGAAGCCTGCAGCTTTCATAAGTGGGATGTATTCCTCGCCGGCGAATTTCCTGTCATGTCCTACCTGCCTGATATGGAATCCCATTTTTCGCATGCCCACAAACCACTGAACTACATCGCCCATGTTGACTGTTGGCGAGTTGCAGAGTGTCAGCTGACCGGCATCTGCCCAGCCGAACAATGGGATGTTGTCTTCCTCGGCCTTGACTGCCGCCTGCGTCACCGGGAAAAATGCATGCGTGATAATGATATCGACGCCCTGGTACTGGCCGAAGAGTGCCGCTGCCGTCAAATCATACTGCCGTGACAGATCTGCGCCACCATACCAGTCGATCGGCAGCTTCGCCAGCTCCTTCAGGCTCCAGCTGTATTTCCGATCGGATGCACGGAACTCCTCGATATCAAACCACGCTTTCATCGAGGCCGTGTATATGTTCAGCGACCGACTTAGGAAATCCTTCCGCTGTTGCGGATTGTTCAGCGCCTGCATAGACTCCTGCAGGATATCCTCTGGCCGGATCGTTACGCCGTAATTGGGATTTGCCTTCTGGTGCTGGATCGGATTCGTGAAATCCACATCTCCATTCTTGTCCTGATCGGCCCGGGCCACGAATGAAAAGTGCGTGTCATCCTTCACGATGCCCGCTGCCACCTTGCAGGAATATTCCATCTGGCCATGGCCGAAGCTGTTGATGTTATCGCCGGCAGTTGTGATGCCGATCATCAGCTTGTTTGTGTAGGACTTCATCGCCTCTTTGAATCTGTTATACTGTGCCGGCTTCCGGTATGCAGCCACCTCATCTGCGATGGCGAAGTTACAGTTAAATGAATCCTGACTGTCCGGATTCGATGCCATGATCTGGATCTCAATGGATCCATCCGGGCGGCCGTTCTTTGTGAACATGTATTTAATCGAGTGTTCGAAGGAATTATTTTTCACATCGAACTTATCGATAACTTTCTTGTACTGCAGTGAGAAGATCAGGAAGTTGAAGCTCTCCAGTGCCTGCTTCAGAGCCGCTGCCACCACATAGATGGTAGATCCGGACTTCCGCTGGATGATTGCCACCGCGAAAGCCAGGGCTGCGATAAAACTGGTGTTGTGTGTTGCAGTATATGACCGGCCGCAAAGATACAAGTGATCCGCCGAATCGACAGCTATACACTTTGACAGCTCGACCGGAATCGGCTCTATCGAAACGATGCTCTTTGCCTTCATTCTCGGCGCAAGCTTATCCTTCAGCCGCTCTTTCTTTCTCTGCAGCTTGAAGCATGGGTTTGTCTTATCACAGTAAAAGAGCACCGAGAAGGCTCTGCAGTCCTTCCCATTACACCGAATTGTCTTCCCTCTCTTGGAGCTCTTGATTCCTAGACTTGCCAGCAGTTCCCTGAACTGATCGATAAAAGCCTCGTCCTTCTGAGAAAACTCACACTGCCCGCGTTTCTCGCAGAATCCATCTGTATCCATGAGGCCACGGAGGAGCTCCATCCTTTGTTCAACCGATGACCGCATATACACTTCCGGGATATGCTTATTTTCAAACACTCCCAATTTACGCAGCGCTTCTCGTAATGGATTCTGTCGTCCTCTATATCCTTTATCAATTCCAAAGCAGCCTGCTCTGTTTGTGTATTCATACCATCTACATGTATGTCCACACTCTTCGACCAGTCTCATCATCTCGTCTTTATCCGAGTGCGAGCAGGTTACAGTCGTGTCGCTGCTTGTTCCATCCCCCAGCCATACGCCCAGAACATATGGATGGATCGGCAGCTCGGCTTCCGGATATTCGACAGGCGATGCCATCGGCACGCGATATTTAAATTCTATCCCTTTACCATTAGGCCGAACGTATGCGAAGTCCTTCGACATGGCTTCCGTGGTAATGTCAAACCATCCATTATTCTCGCGATATTCCTGTTTGCATCGGAGCGCACTCCTCCAAACCGATTCTCTAAACGCCCGCCTGCTCTTCTTCGTTTGCACTGTCCAGATATGGTCAGCGCTCGCCTTGATGACCTCGCCATCCTCAAAAGTGACCGCGTACATCGGTTTGTGAAAGATCTCACTTTCAATTAGAACCCTCACCGGCTTGCCGTCTTTACCAAACACATAATCGCCCGGATGTATATCGGCCATTTTTCTCCAGCCATCTGGCGTCGGAATGTCTGTATCGAGAGCCAGCGCTTTGCCGTTCTTTCTGGCCACCATGATGAAGGCCTCATTGTATCGGCGTTTTTCGGTTCCTGCCCAATAAAATCCGAGCAGGTTATAAACGATAAAAACTTCCCAGTCTTCCAGTCGGAAAGGCTTCCCGAGGAGCGGCGTGCCGTCCAGGGCTTCGCCTTTCCGGTGGACCATCATGCCTTCCATGATTCCGCATGCAGCGTCCGGCATGGCCGTCCGGAATTCCAGATCCTCGCGCTTCAGATCCGACAGGAACCGCTTACAGGAGTTGACCACATCCTCGCCAATGATGATCTTCCGCGCGACTACATCCTTGGCATACCGGATCGCCCGTTCTGCATATTTTCTCGATTTCATAATCCAAGTTCAGCCAGCGCGTCCTCAAAGCCCTGGCTCTCATCCTGCAGTGAGAGAGAGCCAGTCATCATCTTATAGGACCGGGAAGTCAGGCCCAGCTCCTTCCAGTAGGCAAGCGCCTGCGCATTGCAGTCCATGATCACCACCAGCGCCGGATTTTTGACCACGTTCGTGCTGCCGTTTTTATTTGTGTGCTCGACTACTGTCTCGCCTCCGGCTTCCTCATACTTCTCCTGGGCGTTGTCGCGCAGCTCCATGATCCGGGCAAGCGTGTCGATCACATTATCGAAAAACGGCTGGTATGTGCCGGCCGCTTTGCATGCTC